AGGAAAAGGGTAGAAGTTATTTTACAATAAGCGAGGATGAATTGCAAGAAATTATAAATACTAAACACGGTACAGGAACTATAAGAATAATCAATAATGGTCAGATAAAAGAAACTATTGAATGCGATAAGGATATAGGTTTTAACGTATCTCTGATTGACGGAAAAGAATCATCAACAAACAAATGCACTATTCATTACTCAAAAAATAGAACACATATTGTCCCAACAAAAAGGAGTGAATGATATGGAATGTTTAGAAAATTATTTATTTAAAAATGTTGAGTTAGTTGAAACAAACGGAAAGATACATAAAGGATATGTAGACCTTTATGAATCAGCACTTGATGACGAGGACAGACACGAGGAGGGGATTGGAATCATACCAAATAAGGCGGCAAAGGGTGGTATATATTTGTATAGGTCTGAAATCGAAAGTATAAAAGTTATTGAAGAATAAGGCACTCTGAAAAGGGTGCTTTTTGTTGAAAAATGGAGGTAACAGTATGATACACATAAACGGCATTGAATATGACCACATTGCAATAACAAACAGTGAAGATGAACTGCTCGGAATGATTACTTCGGAGGGCGAAGTGATTGAAAATGATGGTATAAAGATATTGTTTGCGGAAAGGTAGGAGGGAAAACAATGACACGATTTGAAGCTATGAATGTAATTTACGCTGTAATCAACAGCGGAATTATAGAAGAAGAATTGGAAGAAGATTTGGTTGAGGTTGTAAATTGCATTTGCGACAATAAATTTGAAATATGTCCGAAAGAGTACCTTAGGTATTGTAAAATGGATAGGTGCGATAATGCGGAAGAATGGGAAGATGAGTAAAACTTTTGTGAAAATATAAAAAATGCTTGCATATTTGCGTGGGTTGGTGTATACTATAGGCATAAGGATAAAAATAGTAATGTTGCCCATAGCAACAGACAATGCAAAAAGACCCGACAAGAACTCTCACATACTTGTCGGGCTTTTTGTCACCTTATGAAAATTCGTAAGATGATTAGGCTCATATTCGTTAGATTATCTGTCGAGCCATTTGCATATGTAGTGTGTTACTACACCTGCTATGACAGATATCATAAAGGATAAAAATATGTTGTCCACAGCAACCCCTCCTTTCCGTTGCCGGTGTAGGAATGACAACAATGAAGCGGAAAGATAAATCCGCCCGCCGTAGGCGGCTTTTGCAATAGCAAAAGTTCTGATAAATATTATAGCACATAAAATTGTATAAAACAACAAAATTTGCACAATCATTTTGTATCTGTAAAATGAATTGTGCTTTTTTTATGCCAAAAAACTCACATCGTGAGATTATTTCAATACAAAAAACTCACGGCGTGAGATTAGCGTGACTTTTTTTATGTAAAAAAATAAACTTGTTCGTTTTTACCCCTTGACAAGCTTTATAATTAGTGTATCAAAAACATACAAGGAGGGCAAATATGAAAAAATCATTTTTAACGGACTTAGGCTTGTCCGATGAAGATGCACAAAAGGTGCTTGATAAGGTGAAAGAAGAAACGGAATCGGGCAATGAGGGTTTACAAACCCAAATTAACGACCTAACGGCACAGCTTAATACCGCAAACGAAACAATAAAGGGTTTTGACGGCGTTGATGTTGCCGATATGAAAAACAAGATTGCGGAATATCAAAACACAATCAACACAATGAAAACCGAATCGGCGGCAAAGCTTAAGTCGGTTATGCTTGATAATGCAATCAACACAAAGGTTGCGGATATCCCGGAAAAGTATCGTAAGCTTATCGCAAGTCAGATTGACAGGGAAAAACTAAGCATTGCCGATGATAACAGTGTTTCGGGACTTGAAGAACAGTACCTTAAATTAAAGGACAGCTATCCCGACCTTTTTACGGCGGAAGAAAAGCCTTTCGGGTTTGGTTTTTCGGGCGGTGATGACAGCAAGCCAACGGGAAGTGTGAATAATACTCTTGCAAATATATTCGGAGTTAAAACAAATTAAGGAGGATAAAATATGGCTAATACAATTGATTATGTACAGCAGTTTAGTACAATGATTGACCAAATGTATGCGGCGGAAGCTAAGACATACGCACTTACACAGTCAAATTCGGGCATTACATTTATAAATGCCAACACAATCAAAATACCAAAGCTTACATTAAGCGGTTTTAAGGACCACACAAGGGGCGGTTCTTTCAACAGTGGTTCTGTGGGAAATGAATACGAGATTATGAAGTTATCTCACGACAGAGACCGAGAATTTGTAATTGATGCGATGGATGTTGACGAAACAAACGCTATTGTATCAATAGCGAATATTCAAGCACAGTTTGAGCGTGAACAGGTTATTCCAGAATGGGATGCATACAGACTTTCTAAACTGTATCAGGATTACACGACAAAAACAAAGAGTACGGCAGATGTTATCGAAAACAACGGTACGGCAATAATGCAGTGGTTTGATAACACAATGGCGGCTATGGATGATGCGGGCGTACCCGAAGACGGTAGAATTTTGTACTGTACACCACAGTATAAGACATCTCTTAACAGCGTGCTTAACAGACAGCTTACCGCAAAAGATAAGGTGCTTGAAACATCCATTGAAGCACTCGGCAAGGTTAATATAGTGAGTGTGCCAAGCGGCAGAATGAGAACACACTATGATTACACGGACGGCTTTGCACCGACAGATACCGCAGGGGCAATGGCTATGATATTGGTACACCCTACGGCGGTTATTGCAAGAGATAAGTATGCGTATATGAAAGCATTTGCACCGGGCAGTGACAGCCGCACAGCAGATAACTGGATTTATCAGATAAGAAAATACGGTGACCTCTTCTTGCTTGACAACAAGACGGACGGTGTTGCGGTTGCACTTTCAAAGGCGGCAACGGAAGCGGCGGAAGCGTAATAATAAGGCGGTGAGCCTATGGATGCGGATATAAGAAGAACTGCGGAAAATAAGATAGCAGATGTTACGTTTAACAGGTCAAAAAGCGATACTCTTACTGATTTTCAGTGGCAGTGCGTAACGGAAGCTATCGAGTATCAATGCGAGTATTACGAAAAATACGGTACCGATACAGACGGGATAAACTCACTTTCGGTTGAGGACTTTTCAATAAGCTACACGGTGGGTTCTGCGGCACAATCGGGACTTGACAGCCGTGCTTTAAATGTGCTTAAGCAAAGCGGCTTGATGTGCGGGAGGTTGAAAAAATGATAAGCAAAGTACCGCCGATACCTAAAAGCTTCTTTAATCGTGTTTGCAAAATAACCACGGAATCAGGCAGTATTGACAGGTACGGCAACAGGCAATCGGAAACAAGCGAATATATGTGTAAGTTTGTGCAAAAGCATATACATACGCTTAATGAGGATAAAACGTTAATAACACTTGAGGGGCGTGCCTTGATTGACGGGGGTGTAAGCCTTGCGGGTTGCGTTGGTTGCGTGTTCGAAATCGGCGGTACTGCTTATGTGGTGCATACTTGCACAGCGGTAAACAATCCGGATGGCAGTGTGCACCATTGGCGATTGGAGTTGATTTGATGGCAAATTTCAAGGTCAAAATGAACAAAAAGTTTATGAAAAAGTTGACAGCGGAGGCTGTGACGGCTTTGGAAGAAACGGCGGAAGCGGTCAAAACCGATGTTATAAAAGCACAGGTTATTCCTTTTGACAGTGGTGCACTCCAAAATGACAGCACATTTGTTGATACATCGGAGAGTAAAAAAGGTATTGCAAGGCTTGTGAGCGACACACCTTATGCAAGGAGAGTGTACTTTCATCCGGAATTTAAGTTTCAAAAGGTCAACAACAAAAATGCCAAGGGCGAATGGTACAATGATTGGCTTGAGGGCAATAAAAAGAATTTTGCCAAAAAGACATATAAAAGGCTGTATAAGGAGAAAATGAATCTATGATTAAACTTGACGATTTTGCCGATTACATAGAAAGTGAATACATAAACAAAGCGGGCGGTGATTGCAAACTTTTCATCGGTAAACTCTATGGAGGTGGGAGCAATGCCGATAATGTAAACGCTGTTGCACTGTATACGGGAGAAATCGAAAAACATACTGCCGTGAGCGAAAAAAGCTACGATAATTACAGGCTTAAAATACTTGTACACGGCAGTAAGGACTATGTAAAGTCGGAAACACTTTCCAATGATATATACAGCCTTTTTGATGATGTTATTGCCGAAATAAACGGTAAAAGGTGCATATTAAATACCGAATACAGTACCCCCGTTTCGATTGGCACAGATGATTACGGCATATTTGAATTTGTTATTAACGTGAATGTGATATACACGGAGGTGGAATAAATGGCAGAAACAACATATACGGGAGTAAGTCCCGTTAACAGAATAAAATTTAAGCTTGACGATAAAACCGTTAAGGATGCTGAAAGTTTATCTATAGCATTTGATAACGGTATAGAAGAATGGAATCCGATGGACCAAGACGGTTGGGTAAACCGTCTTATGACAAGTAAGAGCTGTACTATCTCTATGGGTGGTAAGCGTAATTACGGTGATGAGGGTAATGACTATGTGGCTTCCTTTGCCGTAAAAAATGGTGAGGATTGCTATGCAAAATTTACAATCGAATTTCCGAATGGTGCAACGTTTAATATGCCTTGTGTTGTAAACGTTACAACTTGGGGCGGTGAAAGCACGGCGGTTGATGCCCTTGAATGGGAAGTACAGTCAAACGGTAAACCCACATACACGGCGGCATAAGGGGGATTTGTATGAAAGTTATAGACATATCATCAAAATTAAGCAATGAAAAGCCCGTAATAAAGCTTGCAGACGGACTTGAATTTGAAGTGGATAACGATAAAAACAAGGTGCTCATAATGCAACAGACTCTTTCTTCCGATGAGGGTGACGACATTGAAAAATTCGATAAGATTATAACAATACTTTTAGGTAAAAAAGCTCACGACAAGATTGAATCTTTGAAATATTCTTTTGCCGATTATACAACGATTGTTAAAGCCGTTATGGCGGCGGCAACAGATGTTGATTATGAGGAAATAGAAAGTCGATTTCAAAGGGAAACACAATAATTACGACAACTATTGGTACGATGTTTTTATTGATTGGAATTTGATTGAAGCATCATTTTTGCAACAGTACGGCATAAGGCTTACAACAACGGATATGCCTTATGCCGAATTTGTAAGATTACTTGGCGGGCTAATGCCCGAAACACCTTTAGGGCGTATTGTAACGATACGAGCCGAAAAGGACAGCAAGGTGTTAAAACATTTTACACCGGAACAAAAAAAGATAAGAACCGAATGGATGTTGTACAAAAACGAGATTTTAAAGTCCGATGTAGAAGCGTATAACGAAAAGACAGACAGACTTCAAGCAACATTGTCAAAGGTATTCGGAGAAAAGGGAGGTGGTGGCAATGTCTGATTCTGTGGGCAGAATTGACCTTGAACTCGGTATTAACAAAAAAGGATTTCAAAAAGATGTGAGCGGTATAAGCTCAATGGCTGCAAAGGCGGGAAAAGTCATTGCAGCCGCTTTTGCAATTGACAAACTTGTAAGCTTTAGCAAAGCCTGTGTACAAGCCTATACAACACAGGCTATGTCCGAAAAGAAGCTTGAAACGGTTATGTCACAGCGAATGAAAGCAAACTCCGATATGATAAACTCCGTTAAAGAGCTTGCATCGGAACAGCAAAAGCTTGGTGTTGTCGGTGACGAAGTTACGCTTTCGGGAGCACAACAGCTTGCAACCTTCCTTAACAGTACATCTGCACTCAAAAAGCTTCTTCCGGCAATGGATAATCTTCTTGTACAACAAAACGGTCTTAATGCCACTGCCGAGAATGCCGTAAACATAGGTAACCTTATGGGTAAGGTTATGCAAGGACAAACATCCGCACTTACAAGAGTGGGCATAACCTTTTCGGAAGCACAAGAAAACATACTTAAGTACGGCACGGAGGAACAAAAGGCGGCAACCCTTGCAGAGGTTATAACCGATAACGTAGGCGAAATGAATAAGGCGGTTGCCAATACACCCTTAGGACAGATACAACAGCTGAAAAACAATTGGGGCGATGTGTGCGAGGTGTTGGGACAAACCGTGACTTATGCCCTTGTGCCTATGCTTAAAACGCTTAACAAAATTGTTGAAAAGTTGAGTGTTGCGGCAACTGCGGCAAAAGACTTTGTGGCATCCTTTTTAGGTATAGACGAAAGCAGTGCCGATAACATCGGCGGTGTTGCCGACAGTATGTCGGATGCGGCAGACAGCTCCGATGATACCGCTGACAATATGGCTGATACAACAAAACAGGCAAAGAAGCTTCAATCCGTGCTTGCAGGCTTTGATGAATTAAATGTGTTAAGCTTTGACACCGATGAAGATGAAGAAACCGAAACGGCTGAAACAGCAACGGCAACCACATCACCGAGTAGTAATACGGCGGTTGACGATAAAAAGCTGAACAAAACAGCAGACACGGTTAAGGCAATGCTTGACACCGTTAAGGAAAAAACAAAACAGGTTGCACAAAATTTCGGTGAGGGATTTAAGGTCGGACTTGATTCGGGAAATGCCGAACAAAATCTTGAAAGCATTAAAAAAGAATGCGAGAATATAAAAAAATCCTTAGCCGATATATTCGGGGACAGTGAAGTTTTAAATGCGGCGAAAAATTTCGCCGATAAGGTATCATATAACTTAGGGAGTATAGTGGGTGCGTGTGTTTCAATCGGCACAAGTATTTGTGATAACCTTATAGGCGGTGTTGACAAATATCTTGACCAAAACAAGGACTTCATTAAAACCAAGCTTATAAATATGTTTAACATAGGTGCTGAAATAAGTGACGTGATTGCCAGCCTTTGTGAAGCACTTGCGGATATATTCACGGTGTTTGACACCGATGCGGCAAAACAGCTTACGGCGGATATTATAGCTATGTTTGTAAATCCTTTGTTGGAAGTGTGTGAAGTTTGTGCAAAACTCGGTCTTGACATTTGGCATTCCATTGCGGACCCGATAATCGAAAACAAGGATGCCATAAAAGAAAATCTTGCAAGCATTATAGATTCTTTGGACATCATTATAGCACCATTGTCGGATGCTATGGTCGGTTTGGTTGACAGTATTTACAATATGATATCCCCACTTGTTACGGGTGTTATAGATAACACAATGATATTGCTGGGTATGCTCGGAAATGGTTTTACGGATTTTATAACCACACAAGCACCTGCAATTTCGGAATTTTTGACGGATGTTATAACAAATTTCAGCAATGGCTTCGATTCGCTTGGTGCAACTTTTGATACTTTGTTCACGTCTTTGTCAACTTCACTCGAAGAAAACAGGGAAGCTATAGAAAGTACAATAAGCGGCTTGCTTACATCTGTAACAAACATTGTTGAAACGGTGGGTACTATCGTGGGCGGTGCTTTCGAAACTGCTTGCAAGAGCATTGAAGAATTTGTTACGAATAATGCACCCGCCATTACACAGGCTTTTTCAAATATAGAACAAGTGGGAACGGAAGTTTTCGGCACGGTTTCAAAAGTTGTTGATGATTTATTTGGTGGTTTGAAAAACTGGTGGGAAAAAGACGGCGAAAGAATATTCAAAGGCTTTTGCGACGCCCTCGGCGATATTATGGGATGGGCTTTAAAGCTTTGGAATGACAGTCTTGCACCGCTTATAAAAAACATAACGGATAAGTTTAATGTTTTGTGGGATAAGCATCTTAAGCCGTTGTGGGATAACATACTTGCACTTTTAACAAGTGTAGGCGATTATTTGTTAACGGGATGGAACAAAACATTAAAACCTATTGTAAATTACATTGTTGATGTTGTGGGTCCGCAAGTCGCAAACGCCTTTAATTTTATAGGTGATGTTGTAGGAACGGTGATAGGCGTAATAAGTGATGTAATAGGCGGACTTATAAAAACTCTTTCGGGCTTGCTTGATTTTATTACGGGTGTTTTTTCGGGCGATTGGAGTAAGGCTTGGGAGGGCATCAAAAAAATGTTTAAGGGCGTTTGGGATGCTTTTGAGGGCATTGTAAAAGGCGCATTAAACCTTGTTATTGATGTGATAAATTATTTTATACGTCAATTGGACAAAATAAAAATAGATGTACCCGAAGGTGTGCCTGTTATAGGTGGTACAAAATTTGGTATTAACATTCCCGAAATACCTAAATTTGCAAAAGGCGGTGTTATAAATCAACCTACACTTGCTATGGTTGGTGAAAACGGCAAAGAAGCCGTTATGCCGCTTGAAAATAACACGGGCTGGATTGATGAACTTGCTATGAAGCTTGCAACAATTATGAGTGTAGGCAAAAGTACCGCACAGACCCAAAATCAGCCGATATATATTGAACTGGATATAGGCGGTACAAAGTTCGGTAAGGTGTGTATTGACAGCATAAACAGTCAACAACGCCGTGCCGGTAAGATTTTACTTAATGTTTAAGGTGGTGGTGATATGGCAAACAGTTTGATTACGGTGGGTGGTGTGGATTTTACACCGTATATTACGGAATTTCAACCCGGATTAGCTGACCTCGATGTGGAAAGTACCCGTAACACAGCAGGATTGTTAATAAGAAACAGAATTGCGGTTAAGCGTAAAATAAAGCTTTCATTCCGTCCTTTAAAGCAAGCAGACATAAGCAAAATTTTAAAGGCTGTGTCACCCGTATTTGTAACGGTTACATATCTTGACAGCCAAGACGGAACAGTGACAAAAACTATGTATGCAAGTGACAGAACTGCCGCCGTAGCTGTTATAATAGGCGGTGTTGCGTATTGGACAGGCTTAAGCTTTGATTTGGTGGAACAGTAGGTGATTTTATGTTGGATTATGATATAGATGTAAAAACGGATACCGTGACGGGTGCAAGGGTTGTTATAAATGACGATATTGTATTTGACGACAGCAATATAAGCAAATTTACAATTACGGAAAGTGTATGTGACGACAGTAAAATGAGTGTGGGCAATGTTATAAGCAATTCTTTAAGTCTTGACCTTATAAATGTTTTACCCGAACCGGATGAAAACGGGGATGTTGTGTATAACGATGATATATACAACAAGGATAAAACAGGGCAGAAAATAGAAGTGTTTGTAAGCTACGGGACTTCTGAAATTCCTCTCGGTACTTTCCTTGTTACCGATTGCGTACAAAACGGTATGATAACATCAATAACGGCACTTGACAGATTCAGCAGTATCACATATGAAACTGAATATAAATCGGGTTTGGATTGGAGCAGTACACACACACTTGCCGATATAGCAAAGGACATAAACAAAAGCTTGAATATAGATTTGCTTACACCTGAATTATATCTAAAAAAAGAACCTGTGGGTTATACAAAAAGGCAGATGTTAAGCTACATTGCGGCGGCTTATGGCTTGAATGTGCGTATGTACCGCCACAGTGAAACGTATATGACACCGTATTTTGTAAAATTCGGGGGCACGGATAACGTTGTAAATGCAACTATAGACGGAGAAATCACATTCCAAAACGGACTAACCGTAAATAACATTAATTCGTATGTTTCGGGGGTATTCGCATCCACATCTGATGGCGATTTGGAAACATACAGAAATGATTCGGATACCGATGTGACGGAAGTGCAGATTGAAGCCGATATGTCACCTTTCGATTACACGGCATCCGACAATTTGGCAAATGCAATATTGGGTCTTAAATATAGGGCGTTTGATTGGAATGGCATAGGCAACCCTCTTATTGAACCGGGCGACAAAATAGGTATTACAACAGATGATGGCGAATATTATGAAAGCTATGTGTTTACAAATACACTAACGTACAACGGAGCTCTTACACAAACGCTTACAGCTTCTACGGATTCTTCCACCAAAAGTGCAATGGTGGGGTCCGTGTCCAATAAGGTAACAAGCACTGTAGTTAATACAATAACAAACGATGAGAATACATCAAATCAAATCGCACAAACAGTTATTAATCAAATTACAAATGTTGATAACTCAACAAATGATAACAATAATACTTATTTAACACAATTAACGGAAAATATTGTAAATCAAATTACGAATGATAACAGCTCAACAAATAACACATATATTACACAACTAAAAAATGCTTTA